GCCGCCATTCGTGAGGCATCATTAAATTTACCCACAATTTGCCTGGTTTTTTTAGCCTTGTACAATAACAAATCACCATTCGCAAGCCCTAGCAAGGAAAATCCTTTTTGATTTGCTACACGCTTTAAAAAGGAAAAAATAGTTTCATCATCTTTAAAGCCGATTTTATCATATTTTTCATTACCAATAGTTTCATCATTGATTACAGCATTCAAATTAAACGGGCTTAATATTTTATTGAAAAGAGATTTCAGAGAAATATTAGACCATGAAGCCGGATTACTTTTGCTTGTTTTATAATGACTATGTAAAATAGGGTAGACCTTTGTGGTACACTGCCATGTCATTACATGCCCCCCTGATTTTTGATAGGTAATATCAGGGGTAATTAAATATCCTTCAAGGAATAAAACATTATTCACATAGAGTTCAACGGTTGAACCTATTTTTGCAAAAGAGGCAAATTCAAAAGGAACAGCAAAAGCCATTGTCCGGGCACCTTCTGATTGCCCCGTTCTAAATTTTAGAGCATCAATAAATTCAATATTTTGATTATCAATAGTCAACAGGTAATTTCGGTCATTAGCACCAACTTTTGTTGTTGACTTATCATGATTGATTTTTGGCACTGTGAGCTGCACGCCATTTATTAAACGCTTTGGATTATCAATTAATAATTTATTGGCATTTAATATAACATTTGATTTTGTGGAATCACTATATACACTGAGTGCTATTTTATCAAGTGTATCACCCGTTGCAACTGTCCATATTCTTGTTTCACGATTAAACATATACTTTTATTTCACGACCGGGTTTAATTGCAAAAAATTCTTCTTCATCAATATCATTAGTTTCTTCAATAAAATCAAGAATTGAAATTTCATCTTCAGCAAATTCTTCAGGGTAATATTCAGCTGCAATATCAATAATATTAATTTCAGTTTCAACAGTAAAAATAAATTCCTGTTTAAGATCAAACACAAGTGAAAAAAGAAAAGCGGTTGCATCACTTACATAAAAGCTTACCTGCTGCTGAACGCCTCCCTCTTGATCAAAAAGGCCTTCTTCCTGATAGGTATCTAAAGTATCACGGTTTTTTGCATAATTTTGATTTAATATGGTTGCAACTTCAATTACTTCCTGTGATGTTTTATATGATGCATCAATTGCAGATGCTACCATTGCAGAAGTAACCACGGCAACCATTGATTCAGCAAAAAAGAGTGCATTGGCTTTTTGTATATTGGTTTGCCCTGGAAAAATCTCTATATCTAAAAGAGATTCAATTAAATCCTGATAGCCCTGTATTTTATTTTGAATTCTATCATAGAGAATACCTGGTGTTGCAACTAATTTTTTATAGGCAATAATTGCTGAAAGTGGTTCGTCAATAATTGCATCAATACCCGTTTCAATATCAGAAGCAAGAACCCCAAGGTGTGTTGCTGCACCATTTAAAGCATCAGTAAAATTACTTATCTGTAAACTTGAATCAAACGCTTCAGTAACATTTTGATTTGCTTCAAGACTTTCCCCGGCTTCCTGAACGGTTGAATTATCTTTTTCCTGGATTCCATTGAAGAGTGAATTTGTTGAATCAACTTCATCAGGCAGTTTTGTTGTAATAAAACCAACAGTATAAATAACCGATAACACATCTTTTACAAAATCAATGTTTTTATTAATCTGTGTCGGCTGGATATTTAAAACAGTATCATTATCTGGTTGTGTAATAGTCGCGATATTATTTAATGAATTTCGCTCTTTAATAGATTCAAAAAACGCTTTTTCTGTATCCGATTCAATAGTAAACACAAAGCGCAAACTGCCCGACATCGAGCTAATACCGTTATCCTGTTGATAATCACCATCACGTTTAACCAGCTCAAACGTATTAGAAGCATGGGAAAAAGATAAGCCCCATTTTAAACTATTTGCTTTAAATACTGATTTACTAATTGCAGAAGTAAATATTAAATCGTTCATGTTGCAGGGCTCAGTTTAAGATTCACTTTACCCGTTGATTTTGCGGTTACCGTTTTATCTTCACGGGTTCCATCTTTAACATTAATATCAACAGTGTTTTTATTTTCAGATTCTGGTGCAGGTGGTGTTGATCCGTCACCTTTAATGATAGCATTGGTAAAACTGCTAAAAGGATTTAAACTTGTTGTTCCAAAAAGCTTTTGATTTATTGAATCCTGAAAGCCCTCTAAACTTTTACCAGCATTACCGAATTGTTCACCAACACCGGGTATCAATGACGCAAGCTTTAATAGTTCTACAATTCCTGCAATCAATAAATTAATAGGGGATAGAACAAACTGTAAAATTGCTTGACCAAGAACTTTAAAGGCATTACCAATACCACCAACATGATCTGCTAAAATGATAAAACCTGTAACAAGAGCTGCAACAGCAATTACAATCAATGATATCGGGTTCATGCTTGCTATAAAATTGAATATCACCATTGCACCCTTTACAATAGTAATAGCTCTCGCAAAAAGCATGTATAATTTAGTTGCAAGAACAATTGCCCCGGCAACCGCTGTTATCACACCAGCTAATGCAAAAACAATACCTATTATTTTTGTTAAAATTGGTGCATGTTTACCAAGCAATGAAAATATTTTCGCAAAAATATTAAAAACTGATTCAGTACCCTTAAGAATACCAGATTCACCCATTGCAATAGCAACACCTTCTGCAGCAGATGCCATTCTTGCAAAACTACCAGATGCACCTTTATTCATTGTTTTAGCCATGCCTTCAGCAGTAATTGTTCCATCATTCATTTTTTCAGTGAGCTTTACAAACTGTGAATTGGTTTTACCAAGATCATTTGCAAGTGCTGCTGCTGATGCAATAGGTATTTTACCAAAAATATCTTTAATAGCTTCAAGGCGTGTTGGTGCAGGGAGTTTTGCCAGTTCACCACCAAGATCTTTAAAAGAGTCTTTAACGGGCCGTAAAACATTTTCACCATCCTTTCCAATCTCAGTTGTTTTTATGCCCAGTTGATCAAACCATTTAAGAGCTTTTGCAGGTGGTGCCGATAGGGTAAGGAAAATATTTTTCATTGCCGTACCTGCTTTACTTCCTTGAATACCGATATTACCAAGAAAACCAGCCAAAACAGAAGTATCTTTTAAAGAGGCTCCAAATTGTTTTGCAATGGGTGCTGCATCCTTCATTGTTTCAGCAAGCATTTCCATATCAACATTAGCTGAAGCAGTTGCACGTGCTAAAATATCGGCAACGGCACCAGTTTCAGAGGCGTTTTTACCAAAGGCACCCATTATATTAGATGCAATATCAGCAGCCCGTGCAAGGTCTATATTTGCAGCCGCTGCAAGATTGAGTAAATCAGGGGTAGCTGCTAAAATGTCATTAACGGAATATCCAGCCATACCAAGAAAACCCATTGCATCAGCAGCTTGTGAAGCTGAAAATTGAGTTTCACGACCAAGTTTTTTTGCCTGATCTCCTAACCGCTGCATTTGATCAGCTGAAGCCCCGGTTAGAGCTTCAACACGATTCATTGATTTTTGATATGTTGCAGCAACCCGGCCAATTGCAAAAATTGCTGCACCACTTACCGCAGTAACTTTTGCACCAGCTTTTGCAACACTACCTGCACCTTTACCAATTTTACGCATGGTGCGGGTAACAGTTTCATCTGCTGTAAATACTGTTTTGACGTTGAAAGCTTTCGGCCCTGGCATAGATCTCCAATATTAACTATTTATTTTTTCCTGGTATGCTTCAACCATTTCACCAAATGATATTAAATCAGAAAATGGCATACCGTATATACCATTTCTATTTTCATGCTTAAAAATGTATAGATAAGCAATTGCTTTGTGCAATCGCTCACTATATGAACTTTTGGTTAGAAGGCTAAAAAAAGGGAGCAAATAGAGCCTGCAACTGAATAGTCATGATGACAAAATTTACCAACAACTTTTTCATTAATGCCTGAAGTTTCAGCACCTGCAAAAGTTGTAATAATTTCTTTATATTCAGCTCTTTTGGCTTTTTCTTCCATTTTGCTCATTTTATTCAATTCACAATTATCAACGGAAAATGTTAATTCTTCAATGTAAGTTTCAGAATCATTAACAGTTACTTTAACGGGCTTTTTGAGCTTTAGAGTGATTTTAATATTTTCAAAATCAACATCTAAACGGCCACGCATGATTACAGGAACCAACATCTTTTTTAAACCATCAGTAACATTTTCTTTTTCAGGAACACATTCCAAAAGATCAAGTTCAAATTCTTCAAGAATTTTCAAAAACTCTTTTTCAGCAAGATCTTTTGTAAAAGGTTTTTCCTTATTCAGATTTAATTTGACCATAATTTACCTAAACTTTTGTTCTTCCCATTTTATCAGGAATTGTTGAACGAATTTCAAACGCTTCAGTAATACGTTTGGTGTGATTGATTTTAATTGTTGATCCCTCATTAGGCGATAGAAGTGTGCCTTTTTCAATAGAATAAATTATATCACCATTTTCAACCTGAACTTTATGTTCATCATCAGACTGCAAATCAAGAAAAGAATCTTCAGTTGCTTCATCTTTCAATGAAACAACCAAGTCAGTAATTTGTGGTGTAACTTTACTAAATAAAGTTCTACTGGTTCCATCACCATCAATTTCAGTATCAGTCGCAACAATACCTTTTGTATTGCCTTGTGCAACGTTAAATTCTGTACCCTTTACTATTGGGTACGCAACGCCATTCATACGTAATACAGCTCCGTCAATCGCTTTAATTCTACCCATTTTATTATCTCCTATGAATTACTTTTTGTTGCTGAAATGGTCATATCATAAATACGCCCGGTACTAGCAGAAGTTACTGGAATTTTCATGTTTACACGTTCTGAATTAGTTCCAGAGAATGTAATCGTTTTATTTGCTTTAGCAGCAGCAACATTCTTAATGAATAGATAAGGATCAAGCCAATCACCAATTAATGAATCAAGTTGCGTTGCAACATCTGATTTTTTACGAGCAGCCGGATTAGAAGTAACATCATCATCTTCAATAAATTTAACCGCTTCCCATTGTTCAGATTTAAATGTTTCAATAACTGAAAACTGCATGTTACCAATTCCAGTTGAATCTTCATCGTTAAATTGAACAGGAGGATTTTCACTTTCAATATTATCATCAGCAGGATGATACTGAACACACAAATCAAATAGTTTAAAAAATCCGGTTACGAGTTCAAAGTTAGTGATGCCTTTTTTATACATCGCATCTCTTTGAGTTGATTTAAACCAATAAATTGTCCGTGGTTTTGAAGTATTAAATTCTGCAACTAATCCACGTGGTGGTTTACCTGGATTCAAAACGTAACGAGCAGTTACACGTGCAATTGTTTCTGCAATTGATTCAACAACAAGCCCAAGAGGTGATACAGGGAGCAATGAATTTACATCATCATTAATACGTGCATCAGATAGAGCTTCAAGTGCTGTTTTAGCAGAATTAACGGTTGAAATACTTGTGGTATCAACATATTCACCATGATAGGCACGAACAATTTCACCAAGTTCAGGCGTGTTTCTATCATCACCAAATTGTTTTAATAGATCCTGTGTAGCAGTATCTTTAATCTGTGAAATAATTCTTGTGATTTTAAGAGATTCAGGAATATTTGCAATTGCCGTTGCAACATCTGGATTACCAGAACCACCAGTAAAAGCAGTGACCGTAATATCAACACCATATTCAGCAGCGGTAATTGCTTTTCCATTATTATCAACAACTTTAAGACTGATTTCATCACCATCAACACCCTGAAAAAGTGCGGTAAGATCAACAATATTATCAGTAACACCAGTATCAATATCAGTTGAAAATGGTTTTCTCAGTTGTGCATCAAGTGCTGTTTGAATTGCAAGAGCAATTGCATCCTGATCATCATCTTTTGCAATTGCAGCGGTATATTCAATACCTTTACTAAAGATATTTACAGTGAAGGCTTTAGAAGCGGCTCCTGTTGATGTTGTAATATCTGCAACAGATGCAGCACCTGCACTTGGATCACCAACGGGTAAAATCCAAACCTGCAAACCTTGTTCAACTTTAAATACAATTTCTTTTGAAAGGTTTATCGGTGAACCATAACCATATGTACCAGCAATAGATTCATTTGCAAAAACTTCAATCGGTTGATTCAAATCACCAACATCGGTTCCCGTGTTACCCTGTGCAAGTATTAAAATAATTTCATCACGCAAAACTGCACCAAGTGGTTTTGCAGCTTTGGTTGTCTGAACACCAACAGCAGATGCTCTTCTATTCGATGGTAAAGCAGTCATTTATCTGTTCTCCATTAAGTTTTATCAATTATGATTTCCACAAGTTCATGATTATTAACATTTAATTGTGCTCTAAATTCGTCAACGTTCCAGCCTTCAAGAACATCTTTTATTTCGTCTGTGTCAATTCTCCAGGTTAACCGCCCCATTGAAACAGGTATTTCTTTTGGTGTTTTATCAGAAGGGATTTTTTTAAATCCTTCAAAAACACACGAACCAACAACTTCTTTTGCACCTTTCCAAAAATTTTCTTGTGCTTCCAAAATATGCCAGACTTGAGATAAAAGGTAATTCAATCTTTTGTCTGCACCAGCAGTACCAAAAATAATTTCACCATCTTTTTCTTCATCTTTTCTAAATGCGTACAAATCAAAATGCATTTTAGTCTGCATTTCAGCGTGTCCAGCATCATCAACTTCAGCAACACCTTCACCAACCCATACATTAACTAACGGATATTTAGAGGCATCAGTAGTATAAAAAATACCATCAGATACATTAAAATGTATATCTGAATTGTATTCATCTAACGTTCCACCACCAGTAATAAACAGGTCTTTTTGATTGATAAGTTCAGTTGCTAATAAAAGAGTAATAGCAGTTTGAACTTTTGCAAAATTCATATCTTGAATTACAGTATCAAGCATTATTTCACATCCCTATCAATTTGACCAGCTTTATCTTCAGTAGCAACTTCAACTGCATAACATAACCATATACCAAGTGATATATCTGATTTATCACGCATAATTGTATCAATTCTAAGAGTCTTTTCAACACCGTCTTCATTGCTATATTTGAACAAATCATCTTCACGTGGAATTTCATTTTGTTCAAATGAGTTAACATTAAAGCTGATTTCAAAATTATCAGTACCAGCGGTTAAACCTTGTGTATCTTGACTATATCCAATTGCAGAAATCAAAGCGTGTTTATCAGTCCAATCAACTGATTCTTTACGCCTGAATTGAACAACAGGAAAATCACTAAAAATTAGTGATTTGTCCTGTTTTGCAATTTGAAATATATCCAAAATTTAACCTAAACTAAAGTATTGATTATTGCAATCTGATCAACCGCATATGGTACGGGCAATCCGGCAGATTTTACTTCGAAATTTGTGCTTTGTCCCTGATCATCATTCAACATTCGCATGTGCCATTCACCTTTTAATGGTCTATAAATGTTGAGTTCTGTATCTTTCATACTTACACCAGCATAACGGAATTTAAGGTTATTCTCTTCCATAGGGAAGATAGCAGCCTTTCCAGCTGGTAAATATGGCTGATTACTTGAACCATCATTATAAATTGAATCATACGACCACAAATGAACCTGATATGATCCAGCTGAAAGTAAACCGTGATAACTTGCACCAGACGTTGAAATATATTCAGGAAGTGAAACATCAATCAGTTTCATGTGTCGTAAATCAGCACGCTTTTGAATCGCAAGATTGTTTTTAATCTGCTCCATAGTAGTACCATCAGCAAGTAAATTAAACGTTCCACCAAGCGCATTACCAACAGTCGAAACAAAACGACATTGTTTTTCAATAGATTTAATAATATCACTTGCTGTATCACTCCAAACACCACCATTTGCATCTGCTGCAATAGTTGATTCTGCTTTTGGATTAAAATCAATCACATCATGATTCAAAGTGGTAACACTACGGGAATAGATAGCTTCTGAACAAAGTTTTTCATATGCACGTTCAATTTTCAATTGAAGTTTCAATGCTTGTTCAGCAGTATCATTTACAATATCATCAAGCAGGTCTTCAGACAAAATGCCGGGATTGCCAACAAGCCGGGTATAATTGTCGTTTTCAGTCATGTTAAAAGATTCATCATAGTATGGTGTTTCATACTTTCTAATCGTTGAACGATCTGCACGGTTCATATTTGCACCACCACCACGAACACGATCTTTCGCAATAAGTGATACTTCACGAACGGTTTCAACTGAAACAATTGTTGATGCAGTTGTTGAAGGGGTAAAAAGTGAACGCAAAAAACGAGGTTTTTTGTGAAGCTTTTCTTTAAAAACATCTTGTACGGCTTCCATTATCAAACCGTGTACATTTTCAAATCTAATTGACATTATGTATCTCCTTAATTATCAAAGGCGGTTGAATCATCAACTGGGGTAGCCTTAATACCAGCTGAGTTTGCCAGAAGCAAATCACGGGGAGTTCCAACACCAGCAATATTAATATCAATACCATCTGTTGGATCATTAACAAATGTGAGTGCACGCTCTGCAACCAAACCATCATTAATTACATTCATTGTAACAGATGCAGTATCTGCAATTGTACGGTTTGCATTAGCAACAAAACGCGGAATTTCAGAACCATCAATACTAGTACTATCAAATGGTTTTAGTTTACCAGCGTTTGCACCTGTGTTTATAACACCAAGAACAGTTCCTTTTAAAACAGTGATTTCATCACCCGTATCGTTTACAACTTCTCTTTGTTCAAAAAAGTTTTTTCCCAAAGCAACTTTCAATCTATCATAATCAACAATACTTTGTGAGGCTCCAGTGGGTCTTTCAGAAATAAGCATTATTCACCACCTTTGTTTGGTTTGAATTTGTTTAAGAAACCCTGTTCATCTTTATTGTAAACAGAATTTTCTTCTTCAGTAGTTTCAACTTCAGTTTCTTCTGGATCTACATCATCAGCAGATTCATTTTCAAGATTTTGTGCATAATTTGTATCCATTTGTTTACGGTTCAAATATGCATAATCTTTTGAATTCATTTCTTCACCCGATTCAATTCCTTTTCTGACATAATCGGGGTCAATGTCATTAAAAACAAGCCATGCAGAGGCACGATTTTGTTCCTCAGTTTTGCCTTGTTTTAAAGCTTCTTCTGTATTCATGATTGTTTCCTCTTCAGAAATTTCTTCATTGGTAATATCTTCTTTCAATAAATTAGTAAAATTTTCAAGCTCAATTGCAGAATTTTTTGCATTAGAAATTGAATTTTTAAAATAATTTTCTGTTGTCTGCTCAATTCCATTAATAATTTCTTCTTTATTTATAGAATTATTCTCTTCTTCATCACCGATTATTTTACTTGCTAAACCATAATCAACAATTTCATCACCACCATATAAATAAGTAGTTTTTTCCATATCAGAAAGAACATCAGCCTGTTTTTTATCACATGCTTCTGCAATACTATTTGATATTATTTTATCAAGTCCATCTAATCTATGTGCAGTAGTACGCATATCATTAGAATTTCCATAACTTGGAGCGATAGCCTTGTGACACATCCAAACAGAATTTTTGTGAACAATTCTTTCATCACCAGCTGCAAAAATATAACCAGCAGCAGATGCAGCAACGGCACCAAGTACAGTTGTGACTTTATAAGGGTGATCTTTTAAAAGATTATAAATTTGATTTGCTTCAAATACTGAACCACCGTTGGAATTAATTTCAACTTTAATTTCTTCTTTATTTGATATTTGCCTTTGAACATCACGTGATGTTATACCCCAAAAACCAATATCACGATTCATATTTATAGTAGTAATATTATTTGGTGATAATTTTTTTTTCATTTTATAACCTATGTTTCAACATTTTCATTATTTTCTCCAGGTAAACCAAGCAAAGTTGAAGCTAATTTAAAATCTTCAGTTGCCTTTAAAATACTGTTATCATAATCTTTATACCCCATTCTTTCAGTAACATCTTCTGGAGTTGTTAAAGGTACTTTATCAAACATTTCACCGAGTGCTGCACGTTCTGCTTTTATCTCTTTTACCGGGTCAACATGTGGCATCGGACGGCCAACAAATTGATTTCTATTTGCCGCCTCTTTTGTGATCCAGTTTTCATTTAATGCTTTTAAATAATTACTGTCTTTAATTACACCAGTACGTGCAAAGACTTCATTTTGAATATTTACATATGGTCTATAGCTTGATACAACTTCCTGCTCAATAAGAAAATTTTTATTTGAATTCCAAATAGCTGCGCCCATACGAGAAGAAGAAAATGAACCTTCAAATTTTTGTAAAACTATTTCAGGTGGTTGACCTCCAGCAGCTGCACACATTATACCAAAGTTCTCACGGAAAAATTCTTTAAAATAAAGATTGTTTTTCACATCAAGAACTTTCATTTGAGAGTCAATAGGCAAATTATAAACTGTTTTCTTAGATGTTGTCGCAATGTTATTAGCTGTTTCAACTGGTGCAGCATAACCATTATAACCGGGTATAATTTTATCAGTTGCAAGCCCCATTTTTGCAGCTTTTTCTAAAAGTCCCTGCTTCATAGGGTCTTCACCTGTTGATTTATCACCATGTTCAATAGTAAAAGGAATATTTTCACGCTCTTTTGCACTTCCAACTGTTGCTTTTCTGTAATCAGTTACATCTTCAGATATTTGTAAAAGAGCAGATAATAAAGGCATACCACGAACATCATCAATACGATATTTTGAGGCATACCCCATGTAAATTAATTGTAATCCGTTACTTGTATATGCTGGTAAACGCTTTGCTTCATACTTATTTCTTACCTTAACCCAATACGCAACATGTTTGCCAGTTGCATCAATTTCAACACCATGTACTATTCTATTGCCGTTGTGTTCTTTTTTATGACACCAAATATTTAGACCTGATATAAATTGAGCAGTAACAGTACCATTTTTAATTCTATAAATGTAAATCCCATCACCAACAAGTAATTTTTCAAGTCTTGCAGCATAAAACAATTGATCAAGATTTTCATTCTGACTATATGTTGAATTTTTAGATTTTTTTACAACCTTAAAGAAATTTTCACTTAAATTTGAAAATTCTTTTGAATTAAGATCAATACCATATTGATTTAAAACTGTTTTATTAGGTGTAGATTTTAAATTCAACCCTGAACCAATAACCCAACGTAAATCATTATTAATAACCATTTGAACTAAATCTGAATCGTAATAAGCCTGTAAAGAACGCATAGCAAGCGCACGATGATCAACAGTATAATCTTTAATCGGTTTGCCTAAACACGTTTCATCAGTACCATCATATGAAAATTGATAAACAGGCGCGTTTGATTGAAAGCCTGAAAAACTATATGAATTCTTAGCTTCAGTAACAATATCATTATTTAATTGAATCCCATCAAGTGGGCAACTGTCATTATTAAAAATATTTAATGGATTCAGCATAAATTAACCACATAAACCTTTTACAAGCTTTGTTCTTCTACCATATATTTTAGATAAATAGCGTTCACGCCTTCTTTCAAGGCTTGTTATTGTGTTTTCAATCTGTGTACCATTTCTATACCGAACATTCACTTTTGATTGACCGGAATCAAGTTCATAGCTAGAAACTTCACCCTTTTCAGCTAACCGCAAAAGTGAATCTTCTAGTTCTTCAATAATTTGATCAATTTTTTCAATTTTACCCTCTATTGTTTCGATATCGGATAAATAATCTGCAAAGCTGGAATATATCATATTGATAAAAATAAAAAAAGTTGAAATTTTTAGTTGTTATTTTTAATAATATATTATGCAACAGCTCTTTGATTTATAAAATGATTGATTATTGAATTGTAATTATGTGGTTCATTTGTTACAGCTTCAAATACTGGAATATACATTTCACTCATTAAATAATCTATCAAAGCTAAGTTATAAACAAACAAATCAAGGGCTTCATTTCTATCTCTTAATTTTTCCCATTTAGTAACTGGATAGCCGTTTTTATCAATTGATTCAATGTATTTTTCAGATTTTAACTGATTATAATATTCGTCCGGGTAATCATTAGGGAAAT